GGGATGGCGGAAGAGTCTCAAGAGGAACTCTTTCAGGAAGAGAGGTCTGATAACTTTACTGACCCGGTTGATGTTCTGTCGGAGGACGTTCCAGACTTTGAAGTGAGCGTTGTTGATGACACGCCCAAAGAGGATCGGAATAGACCCCCACGGGGGGAAGTTTCTGATGATTTAGAAGAAGACATCCCCGGTCTTTCCGAGAGGGTTAAGTCTCGCTTCGATACACTTCGTTATGAGTTTCATAATGAGCGCAGGGAAAAGGAGTCTGCGCAACGTGAAAATACTGAGGCAGTTCGTTATGCGCAGAGGATTCAGGAAGAAAATAAAGGGCTAAAGGATCAGCTATCAAGTAGTCGTAGGTTGCTCTATGACCAAGTGTCGGCAAAGAATGATGTTGAGCTTGATGCAGCAAAGCAGAGATTTAGGGATGCTTATGAAACTGGAGATGCTGATGCGGTAGCAGAGGCACAGTCAGAAGTTTCCCGCCTTCATGCGGAGCGGTCACACTACAATGTTGCCAATGAAATGGGTGACCTTAACGGTTCTTACAGTGATGATCAGCAACAGCAGCAGGTGCAGAGTCATGTGCAACCGCCTGATCCAAAGGCTGTATCTTGGTTGCAAAGGAACCCTTGGTTTCAAAAGCCCGGATATGAGCAGGTTACAGGGTTTGCCATTGGAGTGCATGAGCAACTTATCCGTAAAGGATATAATCCATTGATCCATAATGAATATTATGAGATTGTAGATAAGGAACTTGGCAGTAAGTTCCCAGATATTTTCGGGAAGGAAGCATCCTCTGGAAGTGGGCCTCCGACTTCCCGAAAGACCCCGGTGGTCGCCCCCGCAGGTCGCGGTGGAAAAAAACCGAGCAAAGTGGAGTTATCTTCCTCTCAGGTTCGTCTCGCCAACAAACTTGGGATAACGCCCGAACAGTATGCGGCACAGGTTATGAAGGAGATGGCCAATGGCTGACATAGAGGCAGATGAGCGCAAACCAAGAGAAGCCGATTCTCGCGAAGCTGGTGAAAGAGTAAAGTCTTGGGAACCACCACAAGTGTTACCCGATCCTGCCCCGCAGGATGGGTGGGTTTTTCGTTGGATCAGAACTTCCATTATGGGAAATCAGGACAATGTTAATGCGTCCAAGAGATTTCGTGAAGGATGGGAGCCTGTGAGAGCGGAAGATCATCCAGAAATGATGCTCACCCCTGACAGGGGTAGTGAGTATGCTGGAAATATTGAAGTGGGTGGACTTCTTCTCTGTAAGACAAGTGAAGAAAATTTCAAGCAAAGATCAGATTACTATTCTGATCTGGCTCGTCGGCAGACGAATCGGTTAATAACAACTTCATGCGTGATGGTGATCCCCGTATGCCGAAACTTAATGAATCGTCTACGAGGGTTACTTTCGGCGGCGGTGCAAAGCCCTCTTAGGTTTTGTCCGTTGTTTTTTTAACTCTGTCCTTTGAAGGAGGGATACATAAATGGCTAGTACAGCAGCCCCTTATGGTTTCCGTCCTGTTGGCGTTCTTGGTGCTGGCACTTTTTCTGGTGCAACTCGGCAGTATAAGGTCACCAACAGCTATGGAACCAGCATCTTCTACGGGGATGTCGTCAAGATAGCAAATACCGGTACTGTCGAGAAAGACACTGGTACTACGACGATGACTCCAGTAGGTATTTTTGTCGGATGCAGTTACACTGACCCCGGCACCAATCAACCAACGTACTCCCAGATGTGGACGGCCAGCACTTCGGCTACAGATGTCAAGGCTTACGTTGTTGATGATCCGAATGTTGTTTTTCAGGCACAGTCCGATCAGTCAATTGCTCAGACTGGTTTGGGGAACAATGTAGCGGTTGTTCAAACCGCAGGTTCAACTTCGATTGGCACCAGTAAAAACGCCATTGATGGCAGCACAATTGCTGCCACAAAGACGTTGCCTGTCAAACTTCTCGGCTTTGTCGAGGGCGCTCACTCAACAGTTGGCGATGACTTCACTGATGTCTTGTGCAAGTTCAATGGTCCGGGTGATGGAACAGGCGATTCGTGCGCTTGTCATCAACTGCAAGACTCAACTGGTATTTAGGAGGATTTGAGCAATGGCTATTTCAAGAGCGCAAATGCTTAAAGAACTCCTGCCGGGGATTAACGCTTTGTTTGGTCTGGAGTATTCACAGTACGAAGACGAAGCAAACGAAATCTATGAGACGGAATCGTCAGAGCGATCTTTTGAAGAAGAGGTTGCATTGGCAGGTTTCGATGCGGCTCCCGTCAAAGACGAGGGTTCTGCTATCTCATATGATAATGCGCAGGAAACTTTCACCGCGAGGTACAATCACGAAACGATTGCAATGGGATTTGCGATCACCGAGGAAGCTATGGAGGACAACCTCTATGACAGTCTCAGTGCGCGATACACCAAAGCACTCGCCCGTGCGATGGCTTACACCAAGCAGACCAAGGCTGCCTACCCGCTTAATAACGGGCAATCAACAGGCAGTTACCAGTCTGGCGATGGCGTAACGCTTTTCAATACCTCGCATCCATTGGCGTCTGGAGGAACTAACTCCAACACCCCGTCAACTGCTTCCGATTTGAATGAGACTTCATTGGAGTCTGCTGTCATTCAGATCGCCAAGTGGACTGATCAGCGTGGCCTTCTAATTGCGGCACGTCCGCGAAGGGTAATTGTTCCGCCTGACTTGATGTTTGTTGCAAGCCGTATTTTGGACAGCGAATTGCGTCCTTCGACTGCTGATAACGACATCAATGCCATCAAGAACAATGGCACCATTCCTGAAGGTCATCGGGTTAATCATTTCCTGACCGACACGAATGCTTGGTTCATCATCACAGATGTGCCGAATGGCATGAAGCACTTTGAACGTGCTGCCATGACCACGTCTATGGATGGCGATTTCAATACCGGGAATGTGAGGTACAAGGCTCGCGAACGGTATTCGTTTGGTGTTAGTGACCCACTGGGAATTTTCGGTTCTCCGGGCGCATAACAGTTTCGGAAGGGGCGTTCGCGCCCCTTCCTATTTGTTTTGTAATTTGTGATGTAGCGAATTTCTCTGGGAATCATAGCCCTAGCGACTGGCCCAGCAGACGCTTACGAAGACTCTAGGGCAAATCCTTTCGTAAGGAGGTATATTTTATGGGAACGACACGCTTTACTGGCCCAATGATGTATAGTGGTGAGGGCCGTCAGCCGGGAATGGGTACTTGGTTCAAGAACCTTCCCCTAAACTTAAACCCTGATTATGTTGTTCAGTTTGATGACTTCACTGGCATTGCTGTTGATGGCACAAACGATTGGACATACTCCCAGCTTACCAGTGGAACTGGTGCTATTTTGGCTGACGCCATTGACGGGTGGTATGAAATTGCCGGAACAGGCTCAGACAACACAGGCGCTTCGATCCAAGGAAACGAGATATGGCAAGCGCAAGCCAATAAGAAAATATTCTTTGAGACACGCATCTGCTCTACAGATGCGGATCAGATGGATATCTTTGTCGGTCTTTGTGAGAATGGAAGCTTGGCAACTGGTGTTCCTTTCGCAACAAACAACCAGATTGGCTTTCTTGTATCGGATGGTGATGCTTCCATTAAGGCTGTTTGTGACAGCGGAGGCACTGAGACCTCCACTGATACTGGCGTTGATCTGGAAGATGGTTCTGTTTCTGGGGGTACTATCTCTGGCGACCGTCGTCTGGGCTTTGTTGTGACTGGAACGGGCAAGGTGGAGTTTTATGTTGATCGTGTTCTGAAGGTTACCACCACAGACAACATTCCGACTTCTCAGCTAACGACATGGCTGGCTGCTGTTGCTGGTGAGGCTGCTGCGAACAAGGTTGATTGCGACTACCTGTTTACGGCATCACAGCGTCAGACTGACGGCATGACCCAGTACAGCGATCAAGTATAGGGAGTAAATTATGGCTGCCCCTAAAAAGAGCGCTGCTATTGCTTCGGCTAAGAATAAGCCTCCTAAAAAAGCCCCGCCTCCTCCTGAAGGAAGTGCGGCTTACAAGGCGTTGGTTTTGGCTGGGAAGATTAAAGACAAATCTTAGTGAGGGCGGGGGGCTTTACGCCCCCTTCTTTCCTTATGGGAGATTTCTATGGCTGATGCTGTAAGTACGACTGAGTTGGAGGATGGTGAGCGGCAGCTTGTTGTACAGCTTACTAACCTTTCGGACTCAACTGGAGAATCAAAAGTTACGAAGATTGATGTTTCCGCCCTTGCCAATGATTCAAGCGGTAATGCTTGTAACGAAGTTCGCATTCAGGAGATATGGGCGCAGGTTTATGGGTTCGATGGCGTTCAGCTTTGGTATGACGCAGACACGGATGTGGTTGCACTAAACTTGGGTGTGGGCTGGACGCATCAAGATTTTACTAGTGTTGGTGGTTTGAAGATGTATGGGACAAACCCAACTGGGGATATTTTGCTTTCCACTCTTGGCACTGAAGCTAGTGGAGATGCTTACGAAATAATAATAAGGGCTGTAAAGTACTACGATTGATCAGTAAATATTTAGTGAAGGTCGTCGCTATGCTTGAACAATCCGCGTTGATTTGGAACCTTATTCTTACTGGCGTTGTTGGCTTGTTTTTTTGGTGGGTTCGCGGCATGTCTCAGTCTGTTCTTGATATCAGGAAGCAGATTTATAGTACTAGGGAAGAGGTAGCGAAAACATACGTTACAAAACCAGATGCAGAAGCAAACCTTAACAGGCTCTTGGAGAGGTTTGATCGCCTTGAGGCAAAGGTGGATAGAGTTCTTGCTGCAAGGGCCGGAATATAACTTTTATAGGAGGTCGTGATGCCGACTGTTGGTAAGGGCAAGAGTAAAAAGAAGTTTCCTTATACGGCCAAAGGGAAAAAGGATGCTGCCAAGTTCGCCAAGAAAACTGGCCAAAAAATAAAGAAGAAAAGGTACGCCTAGATGGCCACCTCTAACACCACAGATTTTACTCTTGATATCGTTGATATATGCGAGGAGGCGTATGAACGTGCCGGGATTGAGATGCGTGGTGGCTATGAATTAAAGACAGCCAGACGCAGCCTTGATCTCATGTCAATAGAGTGGATTAACCGTGGCTTAAATCTGTGGACAATTGAGGAGGGTACTAGAACGCTCACGGCAGGTACGGCCACCTACGACTTTCCTGCTGGAACTATTGATTTTCTTGATCAGATGGTGCGCACGGATGCCGGGGATACAAACCAGCAGACAGATACGAATGTGACACGGTTATCGCCAATGTCTTATGCGCAGTTGCCCAACAAGCTACAGCGGGGCAAGCCGTTACAGATTTATATTCAAAGGACAACAAGTCCCAAGTATACATTATGGCCAGTTCCAGACGATGCTGAAACTTATACTCTTGTATTCTGGAGGATCAGAAGGATACAGGATGTTGGAACAGCGGGATCAAATACCTATGATGCTCCCGCGAGATGGCTTCCGGCACTTACGGCAGGTCTGGCTTATTATGTGTCTATGAAAAATCCTGAGACAGCACAGCGCACTCCCCTTTTGAAGGCGGTTTACGATGAGCAGTTTCAGTACGCAGCAGATGAAGACAGGGTGAAGGCTTCTGTCCAGCTTGTTCCCGGCGGATACGGGTGGTTGTGACATGAGTGGCAGGGCAGCGGGGAAGTATGCACTTGGCATCTGTGATCGTAGTGGGCTTACATTCAAACTTCACGATCTTTATCCCCAGATAGTTGACGGGAAAGATTCCGGGCTAAGGGTTTCAAGGGACATGCTTGATGAAGATCAGCCTCAGAACTTCTTAGGCGAGTTTCCAATTAATGATCCTCAAGCATTACCGTTTACAAGAACAGACACCAATGTTGTTCAGCAGAGAAGAATTTCATGGAATTGGAATCCTGTTGGGGATAATAACGGACTGTCTGCTTTATATGGCTTTAGCACTCAGACAAGTACACAGGTAACTGGCGAAGTTGGAACAGTTACTGTGGTGGTGAGCTAGGGGTGATTCTATGAATTACACGGAACTCGTACAGGCAATAAAGGACTACACGGAGAATACGGAGACCACGTTTACAAATCATATAGATGAGTTCATCAATCAGGCAGAAACCCGCATTCTTTTTGATGTAGACCTCCCGTATTTCCGTAAGAACTCTACTGGTACGACAACGGAATCAAATTCTTATCTGGGCAAGCCGTCTGATTTTCTTTCTGCGCACTCTCTTGCGGTTGTAAGTAGTGGAAATGTTTATTCTTATTTATTGCCTAAAGATGTTTCGTTTATGAGAGAGGCGAACCCGGACACAGATACTAAAGGTGAACCAGAGCATTACGCCCACTTTGATAATACTACATTTATTCTTTCCCCTGTTCCAGATGCAGCTTACACAATGGAGCTTCACTACAAATGTAAGCCAACTGGACTTTCTTCAAGCAATGCAAACACTTGGCTTGGCGATAACCTTTCTCAGGCCCTTCTTTATGGATGTTTGGTTGAGGCGTATACTTTTATGAAGGGTGAGCAGGATATTATGCAGATGTATTTAATGCGTTATCAGGAAGGCTTGACGCAAGCAAAGATGCTTGGGGAGTATAGTGATAGACGGGATGGCTACAGAAATGGAAACCCTGTTTTCAGGCCCTCTTGATGTTTGGTGCTGAGACAAATATTGGTTCACCAACTGTTGTTACCAGCACTAATGGTGGGCTATCTGCTGACCAGATTACAACTTTATGTGTTAATAAGATCGTTCAGGTTAGTGAAAACGCTGCCCCTGAGATAAAAGAACAGGCAGAGGCTTTCCGCTCTAGGTTGGAAAATGTGGTTTATGCTTACGTCAACACAGCCCAGAGACAGGAAAGAGAAACTTGCATCCAGATATTAGCGAAGGGCGGCTATTTGGATTTGGCAGAATTACTTAGGAGTTATTAAACATGGCAATTACACAGGCTATGGCCACGACTTTCAAAAAAGAACTCTTGCT